GGTTGAAACGAGATCGAGTGCGACCTGGGGTAAACTCCTCAGTAGCATAGAGATTTTCGCTCAACTACGTCGGACTGTGAAGCCGCTCGATAGAGCGCTCCCTTTATGGTCTTTCACGTCGCGTTTTTAACGCACCCATTGGAGTTATCCATAAATGCCTGTTCCTTCAACAATCACGATCGCTGACGCGACTCCGACCAACCATGACTTCTACCCCGTTGCTAAGAACGCTGCTGGCACGTGGCTTCTCCTCAATCGTGAGGCAACCACCGCTGCTGGCGCTCCGCGTTTGGAGCTGGGGTTCAGTCTGGCTAACCGGAATCGTGCGACTGACAAGGTCCATGTCAAGTTCGTGCATCCTTTCGAGGCTGAAGTCGACGGCGTTACCGTTGTTCAGAGTACTCCTCTGTTCGATGGCAGCTTCGTTATTCCGGCGGATCTCACCGAGGCCCAACGCGAACGCTTTGGCAAGATGGCAGCGAATGTCGTCTTGCATGCGATTGTTCAGGGCATGGTTAAGACTCGCGACCCGATGTACTAGGCGAGAGCCATAGACATTGGTCAGGAGTAATTGGAAGCTGGGTGTTGGCACGTTAGTGCTGTACGTTCTATTGTGGAACATGTCCACAGCGTACTCTTCTACACCTGTTGTGGGGTTATCCCCAACTACGCCAGAGGTTCTCATTGATGAAACCACTCGACCAAGCTTTGAGCCTGGAAGCCGAATTAAGCTTCACTCAGGCTGTCTGCGAGATCGTAAATTCCCCACGTGCAATTGCTGTTTCCCTCCTTGTGAAATACCAAGAGTGGGACCAGCTGTTATCGCTTACGATGGAGTCTGGAGATTATCAGAACGCCGGCAATTTCGCCGACGACTACCTGGTGACCTCCCTGCTCCGCAAGAGCGAGAACTTGCCGACTGGGGTCGATACTGCAGCAGTAGCGCTCGGTAAATTTTACTCTGCCGAGAAACACTGCTCTGAAACGAACAAACGACTCTGTGATACCTCGCTACCCCACCCGGGGTGGTTTAGGAAATGGAGAAGGGAGTTCGCGGCCATCTTAGGCCCGCTGGACGCCGCGGCTCTCGAGCGCATAGTATGGCTCGGGAAGCACGGCTCTGGTGCGAGCATTGGAGTGAAGGGGGACGGTCTTGTCGCAAGCGACAAATACGAGAAACCCCTGACCGTTACTGAAGAGCTACTCCCCTTCTACGAAACCCTGGTCGGAGAGACCTGGGCAGAGTACCGCCCGCGCCAGTGCGCAAAGGTGGTGAGAGGGAACAAGTTCTTCACAGTTCCCAAGGATGCGACGACCGACCGTGGTGCATGTACCGAAC